CGTAACTCTATTCCATTGAGAGCCAAGGTACTTGGCTTGGCTAGGTGAATAATTTACCCAACCATCTGAAGGAGTCATACCAACGCAACCTAACTCTAGGTGATCAGCTGTTAGAACTGGTGTCTTTGCCTGATAGGTGCTAAAGCCTTTGAGATACATAGACCAGTTTCCTGAAGCTCCTGCTACTGTGGCTCTTAAGGTCCATGATATACCATCGGTAGATGTCATAATTCTTTGACTATTTAAACCTGTAGTTCCCACTGCTACCCATAGGCTATTAGCATACCAGACTGCCTTCCAATCATAATCAGCTGGACTTGTCCTAGAAACCCATGTTATTCCATCGGCTGATGTCATGATTCTATTTCCTGTACCCGAATCTGCTACTGCTACGAATAAGTTAGTACCATTCCAAGCTACATCTTGCCATCCGTTATCAGCTGCTGAAGTTCTACTAGTCCATGTGATACCATCAGGACTAGTCATGACTCTATTACCTGAACCATTCGCAGAAACTGCTACGAATAGACTAGCTCCAAAAACTACACCATTCCAAGCATTATCAGCAGCGGATGTTCTACTAGTCCATGTGATACCATCTGGAGATGACATTGCTCTATCACCTGTACCATCTATAGATACTGCAACAAAGATACTATTCCCATAAGCAGATCCCACCCATTTATTATCGACAGGAGTGGTTCTACTAGTCCATGTGATACCATCAGGGGAAGATATACACCTATCGCCTGTACCATCCCATGATGTGCATATAAATGTACCTCCACCATGAGTTATAGTAGCCCACCAATTATCAACAGGAGTAGTTCTTATAGTCCAATCAACACCATTAGGGGAAGTCATGATCCTATTATTCGTCCCTGTTCTTGCACATGCTACGAATTGACCTTCAGCAAAAACAATGTCCTGCCAATTATTATCAGCAGCTGTTACTCTCGCTATCCATGTAATCCCATCTTCAGAGGTCATTGCTCTAGTATTTGTAGCATGATCATTCACAGTTACCCAGACACCATTACCATAAGTAATGCCTCTCCATTCACTATCTATTCCTGTTTGTACTGCTACTAATCTAACAGTGTGGGTTCCATAAGGAAGTCCAGTGCATATAGAATAATTTAAATAGCTATCACCTCCTGCTGCTTCAACATTGGCAAAATTAGCTTCAGTCAAAGTACCTTTCAGAACTTCATCAACATAAATCTTTAAAGCAACTCCTGTCACACTACCACCAATATCTTCAAGCCGTAACTGAACATCACATCCAGTCCCAACGAAAGTAAATTTATAGTTAGTATCAAAACCTTTTGCATAAGGATTGACCCAAGGGACATTATTATCATCGACATCTATCCCAATGGTACTATCTATTGTTATAAGTTGATCAGCCTGTAGATTAGTGACTCCATCACCTAATGTTTTAGCATACCCATTTCCTTGATAGAAATCTGATGAAAGATAAGAATTCTTTAATTCCTCTTTAGCTCTCTCAGTATCGAATCCAGAGTCAAGGTAGTATTTAGGTGTGTCAACAGCTGTTCCTGCTATAAGCTCAATCACATTATCTTTTCCGATTACCACCAAATCTCTTCGATGGTTGTTAGTGCTTATTGCTGTAGGAGTCAGATCTCCTCCTGCTGAATTTGATAAGTATCCACCATCTATGAAATGATCTCCTGGAGACACTCTGACACTATCATAATCTGATATGATATCGAATCCTATAATAGGAGCATATGAATAATTTGAAGTAGATTTAATTCTGAATCTGACTGTGTGCTCTCCATAAGTTTGACCACTCACTATGCTGTCTTTAACTCCTAGAGTATCTGACTTAGCTAAAGAAGTCATCACTGCATTGCTATATGATAATGTGGTCCATGCCCCACCATCTACTGAATGTTCTATATCAGTAGTGATTAGAATTGCTGGGCTCCAAATTAAATTGAGTCCTGTTCCTCTATAAGAACAAAATAAAATAGCATCAGTATTCAAATTCAACGCTATTTTGTTTTGTACAGAACTAGGAGCATTCAATCCAATCCTATCAGCTATCGTAGATGTATTTCTTGAGTTATTGGAATTGCCCACATCCCCCTGAATGAAAACTCTAGGATCATTAGAAAGAGTTCTTCCATCAGCTTTCTGTTTAGAGAAGTATACAAATATTCTCTCTGAATTTGTGTTCGGTCTCAATGTGGATAATGATACTCCATATGGATTGGTTGCTGCACCTGAGTCCCCTGCTGGGTTTGTGACTCCTGGACATACAACACAATCATTGAACTTGGTTTTGACGTAATTACCAAAACTATCAACATAACTTTTAGTTGCTATGGCAATAGTTGGATCTGAGATAAGCGTAATGGATGAGACATTAGTTGTCTCGAACACCATCTCTATGACCAGATCTTTTCCTGCACCTGCTGACAATAATGGTTTGAATGTTGCAGGGATCTTCGCTACGGCAAATAGATTACCTGTAGAACTCCATACACCACCTTCTCTCACATACCAACCACCTACACTATCAGCAGGGACTGTTCCTGTGACAACCAACCAATTAGCATTGCTTGAATCCACCTCAAGTGTGGTTATCGCTGCTAGATACTGCTGATTGACTAATGAAGTTTGACCTTCAGAGGGTTCATAATAAGATCCATTACTGTCTCCCACACTAAAATTATCTAATGAGACTTGTGTGGCTCCTGCTACCGCAGCAGCAATTTCTGCTAGTCCAAGTGTTGTAATGACCACCGAAAATGTTTCTGACATCTAACTACCTCCTAAAAATAATTGCACCTATTATGGTGGATTAACTGTAATTGTATCGGACGTTATAAGAAAAGGTGCTACGTAAGGAGCTGGATCACTCGTTGAAACCTCACCTACAATAGGTGGATTCACTATAATCTCTTCTCCAAAATTTGCACTTGCCCCTGTATAGTATGGGGATTGTACTTTTAATGTAGCCTTTATAGCATAAGTATCGAATATTGGATACACATATTGTGCGACAAAAGCCTGAATGCCTGTATCGTAAGTATCAACATCATCAAATGTGTACTGTGACATGTCGATATTAACGGTAAGATCAAAAGTGTCAACTGTCCCTTGTGGTGTTTTCTCCCACCATTCAGTCAACGTGTAATCTAAATTTAAAAGTCCGAATACTAATTCTAAACCTCTTCGATTGCCTTTTAAGAAATGCACAATACCTAAGTAACCTAGAAATACTTTTGATTCCACATTCGATAGGACCATCAATTCTAGTATTGCCGATATGTAATCATAACCCTGCTCTGATATTATCTTCCTGACTATTTCATTATCTAATGAAAGGTAATCTCTATACTTATTTTTAATATCAACATATCTAGCTAAAGCAGGAGTAACAACCACATAATAATCTGTATCAACTGATAATCCTGTCGGCAGTGCTCCACCTGAATTCGACACCCTCACTGTAGCTCCTTCTTCTAGATCCAAGAAAGAAGCAAGTGTTAATACATCTGTTGAGGCATCAGCCGTAAAAGTATCGGTCTGATTTGATAGTGAATTCCTAATAGTGTGGATACCACTCCCTGCCCCTGTGATATCAATCGATGTCTTAGCAATAGCATTTGCATATGTGGTTGCTAATTCTATCTCACCTTTACCTAAAATAAATTGTATATTATCAGCCATCTCCACATAGAGGGCATCCCCTTGTAGATTAGATGGTATATAATTTATTGCTTGTATCGTCATTGTATTTTATGACCAAATAGGTGTTGCCGTTATACTATGATAAGAACTCCATGGAGCTTGAAGTGCTGCTCCATTTGTAATTGCAACCCTAGCTACTGTTACATATGATAATTGTTCGACAGCTTTTTCAATCAAATCTAGATTGATAAGTAATCCCAATTTCTTTTCATATAAAATTATGATCGCTGCAATATCAGCATCTAGTTGAACTTGTCCTACAGTGGAGAAAAGAACTGCTGCTGTAATTGTAATATCCATTAACATCGTCACTGCTGTAGGATCTGCTATTGTGGCTTGTTCTACACCGAAAGGTCTATAATTATCTAGAACATCTAAAAGGTCAGATTTTTCCTGAGCAGTTAGTAATGTTTCATCATTCTTAACATAAGACATATTTACCACTGCTGGGCTCGTATCAGTAGCATTCGTATCAACAATATCTCCTACAAGGGCTGTAGCTTCAATCTGTAGCAACTTTTTAAAGTCGGCTCTCCCTTTCACCACTCCGTTAGTTTCATGCCTTAAAGGTGCAAGCACTCTTGCTGTATCAAGCAATTCAGGTGCTATGTAAGGTGATGATAAAGCTGTTGATAAATTAGTGACTGTACCATAGTCAAATACCAGAGTAGCTTGTACCCAAGTAAATTCAGCTAATTCCACATATTGCAATTGTAACACATCATTAGTTGTGTACGGATACGTCACAGTCGCTGAGGTGATCACTCCTCCTATTGTCTGAGTGTAACCACCTTTATTAAGATACATAACGTCTACTGCCCCTACTGCATTCGAGACAGCTACATATGTATCATTGATCAGATCAAACATGTTTGTTGTATGAGGAACTTCCGTACCCTCTAATGTCAATCTGATATCATTTGAAACATTTGCTGAAATAAATCTTGATATGACCACATCATCACTTTCAAAAGTGACATCCTCAGTTTTCTTATTTCCGATAGCAGCTAGGACCCCTGTGATTGGAACTGTATTCGTGAAAGAATAATCAGCCAAAGCCACAACATCATAATCACCATAACTACCTATGATATCCATCTTCTTGATAAGTCTAGTTGATGAAGGTGTGATATTCAATGAAAGTGAGACATTAGATCCACGAGACATCGAATAACCTAGTGTTTCTGAGATACCTGCAATTGCACTTCTTTGAAGAGCATGAGCTAGATAGGTTTCTCTCCTACTAGAAACAATCGATAATTGTAGGTATGTTGCGAACCCTGCTAACAATTCTATCAGTGTGGTTCCTGCACCTGAATCATAAAAATCTTGCCATGAGGCATAATCAGGTTTTGCTTGTATATAAGCTAAAACATCTGCTTTGACTTGATTAAAACTAACACTTGTTGGATCAACTATAACTGCCATTTATAAGTACCTCAATTAGATTGTAGGAGAAGACCTGAAAATGTTAAATTCTCATTATCTATACCTTTTACTTTAAAAACTAAGGATACGTCATATTGATGATCATCTGGATCACCAACTACAGAACTTTTACCATAATCTATTGAAACACGAGGCTCCCATCTTTCAATAGCCTGTACCACTAATCTGAAGATCTTAGTTTCCGTAATACTATCCATCGGTTCAAATAAGATGTCTTCTAGCTCACTGCCAAATTCAGGATTAAAGAACCTTTCAGTCTTAGTCGTATTCAGTATATTAGCAATGCTTTGATACACTGTAGCTAGATCTTCAGCTTTTGATTTTAACTTCGTATTTACTTGTTCTACATCTGAATAAATAGGCATAATTCTTCATTGTGCGTTTAAGTTATAAAGATATATATTATAGAAAAATCAGGATACCAAACTATAATTCTAACAAAATTTGTTGATTATTTAAGGACCACCCATGAGGTGCTTGAAAATTCCTTTGTAGGGATATAGACTATCGCATCTTCAGTTTCCACCTTGATGCTTGTCCTACTCGCACTGATAATCTGACCATCAACATGTCCTGAAGAAGTTGCAAGTCTTACCCTAGTATTTATGCCGATAACTAATGAACATTTGAATTGTCTCCAAGCCAGCTCATTGATTATCCTATTCCTAAGAAACATCACTAAATAGGCTGCTAACAAAAGCTGACATAGTGTGAACATTAATTCAGGTTTCAACCCACCTTCGATCATATCTAGTATGGTTTTATCCATGATTATCTCCTAGCTCAAATCAATACTGATTTCCATCAGAAGCTCTTCGGCTTTGAAAAGTCTCTGACTAATTAATCTCTGAAGCTTCCCATCCATCTTCATTCTTACTGCTTTCTTCTTTAGTGCTCTGAGACCATCATGCACAACTTTTAGATCTCTATCAAAATCATCCACACTCTTCTCTTCAGCTAAAGCATTTACTTTACTCGCTAATTTTTCCATGGTTTCCTTTCTTTCAAAGAATTTCGTTTTTTATTCAAATAAACCATCAAGATTGACCAAGCATCATCGATATCAGTATCCGTTTGTTTTAATATTTTAGAAATTTTATTGTTTATATTTTCAGGTAGATTAAATTGATTTTTATCAAACGTCTGATTCAATACTTCCAATTCATCTACAACAGATACAAGACTATTGATAAACTGAAGTAATTCTTTATTTTTATCTTCTGACATTTATGCCTTTCTAATTGACATCGAACCAACTAACCGAACTATTTCTTGTATGCCCACATGAGTCTGCATTACCATTCACGTTCACTGGAATACCTGATATGGTAAACCAACTCAAGCCATTCGCTGTCACTGGTGAGGCATGTGGTGGTATCCCATGACCTGCTACAGGGTCTCCATTGGTTGCTATATACTGACCTGCCACTGTAGCAAAAGTTTGACCTGTGCTCGTGACTGCTGCACCTGCTGTATTCGGATCAGTTAATCTATTTATGTATGACATTATGGGTTCTTAGTTATTGTAACTGTCGCTGTCTTCACGTTAAAGTCACCAACTACTTCAAATTTCATATCTCCACCTACCACACATTTTGTATCGCCTACTGAAGTCGTATTTATAGCTGCTGATGAATTTATATTTATATCACCATTATTCAATATCTCAATGTAAGATCCTGTATGGTGCGTATATTTTGTGGTCCCTGCTGTCTTATCTACATGAAAGATATTACCTTTACTATCTCGGAACCCATATGACTCAGGATAATTAGTATCGAAAACAGATTGATGATTAGTAGTGTTCTGCCAATACCCTGTGTAGACTGGTGCATAAATATTCTTGAATGGAAATACTACCACCAATTCACTATTGATTTCAGGGACGGAGAACCCACTGCTAGTGCTTGCTCCTCCTAGACCATAGGGATTTTGTGGATATACCCATGGAAGATCTGCTGTGGTCCCTACGAGTAGATTAGATATCTCTATCTTCAATCTACCTAGCTTTAGGGGATCAGCATTATCTTTAACAACCCCTCTATGAGGTTGAGCAAGATTCCTGTTGGGTTTCATCCATTCATTAATTTTTATAAGCACTTATTATCCTCTAGGTTTTTCTATAAGGGTGTTAGTATTGTCATACACTTTAATAATTGCTACTGGAGTTCCTGATTCTTTTGATGTTTTATGACCTATCGTTGAACAACCTGCCAAACAAAGAATAGCTAGAACATATATAAATATTTTCACACCCATCTCCTTAAAAAGCCATATGAATTTTCTTATACTCACTTTTACCAAACTTCTTCTCTCCTGCTTTTCTCATCTCAGCATACAACGCTTTTCGTTGACCCTCTAGATCTCGTGTTAATTCACCTTTTCTAGATTGCTCGGCATCTAGCTGCTTGGCTCTATCTATAAATTTCTCATCATCAAGGGCTTGGGCTAGTTTTATAATAGCTCCTGCATGATCATTATATTTAGTCTTAGCAGCTATGCTCTTGGCTATCTGATCAACTGATTTGCCTCTCATGGTATTTAAAACTTTCTCATTTGTGCTCTTTAAAATCTCATTTGCTATTTTCAAAATATCAACCTTTCTTTTTTAAAAGAGCATCCCACTGCTCTGTTTTTAATGTGACTCTGTGCTTTGAAATATTCCCGATACTGACATCATCCGAAGTGATCTGTTTAGTGTCATTGGGATGTGCTATCTTCACAACATGTTTCCGAAACTCATTAGGGATGTCTCCAGATATAGAGACTATTTGCATGAATTTATTACTGCTACCAACCTTTGATGCTTTGACTACTGTCTTCCATTTGTCCTTCATATACTTCTTGATTTCATTACCTGTTGCTTCATCTAAAACATTCAATACTTCATTTGCTATTTTCATCGTAGGGCTCCTTTAACTTCGTTAATTGTCTCTCTGCATAGCTGCACAGTAGTAACAAATTGTCTATTGCTTAATGTTCGAGATACTTTGCTTACAAAATATTTTCCTGCTGATGATCCTGCCTGTTCCAAAGTCTTAGAGTTTATTTCTATATCAGAGAAACCTACAACATCCAACACTTTTACAGGAACATACAAATTTTGAAAACTCAATGATATTTTATGACTAGAAAATAATGCTAGGCTCTGTAAATTCTGATGATAAGCCTTCCAATAATTAGCATGGACATTCGCATTTATGAATCCTGCTTCTGAGGTCTTCTTGACTATATCTGAGGTCCTCGTAAATTCTGAGGAGTTAGTCAGCAAAATACTAGGTTCCTCTAAGACATCTGAATCCACACCTGTTTCAAAATCATATACTCGTTTCTCTCTACCATACCCCATCCAATAATTCATGAACCCTGTATTAGATTCTACAACATAGTCACCATCATACAATACATCTGTGATTTTCGTAGGATCAGGATCAGTAGTAAAATTATATTGAGGGACTTCAGCATATGGTTTTACAGATAGATTCATGTCCCTTAGTATCATAGTTCCTGATGAGTCTATCCCTATGGCTATGAAAGAGTCTTTTATATATGAATGCATCCATGTTTGATTTACGAAAGCCTTAGCCGATATATTAGGTCTTAACCATGTTTGAGAATCTGATGAGGTAGTAACATTGAAATCAGTAGTCATGTATGTATCGACCACCTGCTTGATCGCTGCCACCCCTGATAGACTAGGGTACTGTGCTATAACATCTTCCGATAGATATTTAATAGCTGCATACAATCCCGATACGTATATCGAATATTTTGACTCTCCTGATCTATTATAATTTAATCTAAGTATTGAAAATTTAGCATCAACTAGATTTTCATCCTTAAGAGATCTTCCGAATGTGATATCTAAAACATTTCCTTCATTCAGATAAGGAATGATTGTGGCATCTTCTGTTGTGAAAGCTAGTTCAAAAGTAGGCAAAGTGTTCCCTGCCTCCTCAATCAGAGTGAATGCTTTCAGGTCTGGTTCTTTGATAAAATCTTTGAGGACCACACCATCTGATCGGGTTATTGAAAACTTAAAAACATATTGATCTTCTACTAGAATCATTCTTATCTCTTAAAAGTTATGAGCTTCTTTTTCTTATTATATACTGTAGGAGCGAACCCACCATCATCATCTATGAGATCCATCAAGGTCTGAGCGGAATCATCGTCATCTACTTCCATACCCATACCCTCCCATGAATAAGACTGGAATAGTCGGTGATCACC